TTCTTCAGATTCTGGGGTCAAAAAGACTAAAGAGATCAAGAAGTATAAGAAGCTATCCTCTGAAGAGCGTACTAAGATCAAAGAGCTAATTGCTGAAATCTCTACTGATGTTCTCGCTACTTCTAAACTGATTAACATCCTGAAGATCATGGCTCAGAAAGAGAATATCTACAATACTGCTCAGGAGACTAAAGAGAAGATTGTTAAGAGACTAGAAGAACTCCAATCCTCTGCATCTTTAGAACTAGCTGATATCATTAAGCGCGCAACTCCTTCTCTTGCTATGCAAGAAGATATGGACTTCTCTCGTGCTTCTGATACCTTTGCTATTGTAAAGACCAGAAAGTCTCTCTCTGAGATACTAGCAGCGAAGAAAGCTAAAGCACTAATTGATGCTAATCCTGCTATGTTCTCGCATGATATTAACCCAGTAATTGATAATACAGAAGATGCCTCTGTAGATCAAGATGCTGTAGAAGATAATTCAGACGAATTCTAAGGATAATAAAATGGCCTTCCGAGATACTTTCTCCTCTAAACATGAGGATGTTATAACAGCCTACCTTGATGCTCTCACAATACTAGAAGAGGATTACAAGCGCAGATTTATAAAGCATAAGAACTGCGATTACATCCTACATTGTGATAACAGCGTAAGGAATACCTTAAAACTAGCCGGAGAAGCTTATTGCTTAGTCTCTTTCCAGAAGAGAAAGACAGGCTTCTACGCAATGGCCCGCCTCTATAGAACAGAAGGAGTTTCAAAATGCTAACAATGTATCAACTGCTTAAGAAAGTAGAACTAGACGATGGTACAAAGTATGGTAAAGGCTATGTACTAACAGAGAAACAACTCAAACAAGTACAGGAAGAATATAGAACTCTGCACGTAGTAATTATTTCTATTCCTGAGGAGTTTCTAAAATGACACAAGAAGAGATTATCAACTGGGTATCAGAGCAAGTAGGCTATCCTATCTCTGATGAAGAGTGTCTTAATATGTATGAGATATATCGTCAATATCGTGACGAAGGTCAATCTCATGAAGTCTCTAAACAATATGCGGGGATGTACAATAATGACTATTAAAAGAAGCTTAGCTGAGATTATCGCTGAGAAGAAAGCCCTCTCTCAACAGAAAGTAGAGATTGCTATCATAGAAGAAGAAGCCTGCGAAGTAAGCTCCCACACTCCTCCTCCTTCTTCTCCTTCTCCTATTATTCCTATCTTTGATGAAGAGAAGAAGAAGAATGCTTCGCAAGAGACTTTCTCATTAAGTGTAGTCTTGAATGCAAAGCAACTCCTCGCCAAGGAATTAGCCTTTCAAGGTAAATCCTTCTGTCTAGTGGGAGCAGCAGGTACAGGCAAAACTACTGCACAGAGAGAAATAGCTTCTGAGCTTCTTAGACAGAATAAACTTTCTACCCATACCTTCCGTATTCAAGGTACGACTATGAGAGTAAGTGCTCCTTCTATTGCCTTTGTAGCATATACTAGAATCGCTTCTGGGAATCTTAGGAAAGCAATTCATAAAGACCCTGCACTTGAAGAAGTCCTCACGCATAACATAACAACAATTCATAATCTCCTTGAGTATGCTCCTGAATTCTATTGGGACTATGAGGCAGAGAAAGAGAAGATGCGCTTTGTTCCTAAGCGTACTGCTATGAATCCCCTCGACATTACACACCTAATAATCGAGGAATCTTCTATGGTTGGGCTTAAACTATGGCAGCAATTATATGATGCTATGCGTCCTAATACCCAAATTATCTTCATTGGAGATATTAACCAGCTTCCTCCTGTTATGGATAGAAGCATTCTTAACTATGCTCTCGTTCAACTCCCAGTAGTCGAGCTAACTCATGTATATCGTCAAGCTGAGACTTCCCTAATCTTAGAGAATGCACATCGTATCCTCAAAGGAGAAGCTTCTCTACTAGAAGGTAAAGACTTTAAGATTATGAGGAATGGAGAAGTACAGCATTCCCAATCTAAGTTAAGTATGATGCTAGGACAAGCCTTCCCGCGTTACTATAAGCAGGAATTAGAATTCCCAGGAACAGGTTATGACCCGCTTCAAGATATTATCCTTTCTCCCTTTAATGTCAAAGACCTTGGAACAATATCTCTTAATAAGTGGATTGCTCAATTCCTAGGACAAGATAGGAAAGCAGTAGTGCATGAGATTATTGCTGGTATGTCTAAGCATTACCTAGCTATTGGCGATAAGGTAATGTATAACAAGCAAGTAGGAGAGATTATCTCAATTAACAGGAACATGGAATATCATGGCAAACATCCTCTTCCTGCTTCTGTTAATCTTACTCGCTTCGGAACTTATATTAACGGGGATGAAGATGAGGAAGAAGGAGAAGATGATTTCGGTGCAGGATATGAGAACATTGACCTAGAGAAGATGATGGAAGAAGGTGCTAAAGAAGATCTCCTTCGCTCTGCTAGTCACATAGTAACTCTGAAGATGGAAACAGATGAAGAGATTACACTTGATGCAGTAGGAGATTATGCTCCTGCTCTCTTCACCTTAGGTTATGCCCTAACAATTCATAAAGCACAAGGCTGTGAATGGAGGAAAGTCTTTATTGTCCTTCATAAAGATCACTCAGTAATGGCTTTCCGAGAGCTTCTCTATACAGCAGTAACAAGGGCTAAGGAACAGTGTATCCTCATAACTAAGGACTTCATGGTTTCTAAAGCTATCAATAATCCAAGAATCAAAGGAGATTCTATTGATGAGAAGATAGCCTACTTTAACAGTGGCTTACTTCCTGAGATTGAAATCTTCTGTACCAAAAACATATAACCTAGAAAGAAGGAAAAGAAAATGACTAATTTAGAAACTAGTATGAATCTCTTAGGTATGTTCAAACATGCTTCTCGTAATCTCAAGTATCCTTCCATTACCTTTCCTTACAACAATAGTAAAGTAAGAATGTATCTCACGGGTACAGGGTATGTAGCAGTTAAGATTGATGGAGAGTATCAAGGTAGAATAGACTTTAATAAGAATACTAATGAACATATATTTAAGATGTATTTCTGTGATAATGTTCTCAGAGCCTTAATAGAAAAGGTTTATTATGAGCCTGAGATTAACCTAGCTATAGCAGGAAAGAAGTATGGTAGCTGTTGCTTCTGTGGAAGAGAACTGATTGAGAAAGCTTCTGTATATTGGGGATATGGTCCTATATGTGCTGAGAACTATGGGCTTCCTCATTTCTTTCCTGAATCTGCGAAGCAGAACTATGATGATGTGGAGATATAAGCATGGGCATAGCTGAAATCTTAGCAAGAAAGAAGGCTCTTGCTTCTACTCCTTCTCCCATCATAGAAAAAGATAAGGATATTGTGAGAGCTTCTCCTCCTGGCTCTCCATATAATCCCCCGCCAGTCCTAGAAGGAAGTGATGACATAGAAGATCTTAAATTCGGGATAGTTACAGGAGATAAATATCTTCCCTCTTATAAGAAAGATCTCCTCTTCATCTCCTTCTATTCCCTCCTAATTAAATATCCTTATCTCCTCTATGCAGATTACCTACCTCTTCGAGAATTCATTCTAAAAGACCATGTGTATGTGCTTAATACCTTCGCACCATTAAATCAACAGAAGATATTTGAACTCTACATGATTCATAATCCTCCACGAAGTGCTCATGAATTGCATAAGTTATACTGTAGTATTTCTTCTATATGCTTGAGTGTTCCAGGCTACTATCAGAAGGATGTTGAGGATATTATCTCAGGAAATTTTTCGATTGACAATTTTCGCAGTTCGCTATAAACTGTATCTTGAAATTTCCCCATACATAAAAGGAAGAAACATTATGACTGATGAAGAACAGGAGCTTTCCTTTGAGGAAATCCTAACCACTGTTATGATGAACGATGAAATCATTATCGTCATCCCGACAGAAGAAGTTGAACGAGTTAAGACAGGCTTGAAGAATGCTAAGGCAAAGCAAGCTGCTAAGATGAAAGAAGATGGGCTTCTCCCTGATCCTTCTAACCTCAGCTTCCTAACTTTCCCTTATGCACCTAATGAGGAAGAGGAACAGGAAGGAACATACACTCAGCTTAAGATCATCCTCTCTCGTCGAGGCACTATCAAAGTAAAAGAAGTTATCATTCCAGATGGTGATTTTTAATTTAGGAGAAAAGAAATGTTAGTAAGTGAAAGCCCCGTCGTTGCAGCAGAAGAAATCTCCCTTAGAATCAAAGCCCTGATTGATATTGGGGAAGAGAGTCTGAAGGATGAAATGCGAGAACTTAAGCAGGCTATTATGGAAAATCCTGCTGCTTGTTCTTTCCTTAAAGAAGAGGACATTGGCCTACTCGTAGCTACCCTTAGGAAGATCACTCATGTAGATATTACTGTGGCTTCTGCTCCTAAGACGAGGACAGTGAAACCTAAACAGAAGGCACTCACTGCTTCTGAACTAGCAGCAGCCCTAGATGATGAAGACTTTTAAGAAAAAGAATTATGAAGAAGCTCAGAGATTAGCTAAAATAGAGATGATAAGAAAGCAAGCTGTTAATGGAGACTCTATTTGTGCTGATCTATTATCTTTATCAGCCTTAAATTCTTCTTCTACTGGAGGACATGCTTGGATAGATACTCAAATAGATATGGAAGAAGATGACGATGATTTCAGACCTTATTAAATAAAGAGAGAAGGAATAGACATGAGTACAAATCCAGTTACAGTTAATATGTATGAAGCTGAACTAGGAAAGATGACAGAGATAGTAAGCTTCCTAGAGATTGCTGCTACGCAGAAAGATTATAAGAGAGCAGAACGAATTCTTCGTGCTTATCTGAATAGTATTAGTGTGATGCGTGGAAAAGAAAGCATTTCTTCCAAACATACTATCCTCTCCATATCAAGAACTTTCTCAGGAAAAGATAGAGATGTTATGTATGAGTTTTACTGGGAGATAGATGATGAATTCTAACCATACTGGAAAGATCAGACTCTCACATTCTGCATTCGATCTCTTCCATACTTGTGAGAGGAAGTTCCAATTAGAACGCCTAATGGAAGGTGCTCCCCCTAAGGAAGATTATCCAGCCACAGTATTAGGTAAGAGCTTTGGCCTAGGTGTTGCCACCTATCTTGTAACTCAGGATAAAGATCTTGCAATCTTTGAGGCATGGAAAGCTTACTTCCCTATCCTAGAAGATGAGAAGAGAACAGAGACAGTAGCCTTAAACCTGCTTATGAACTCCTTTTCCTCTCTCGATAATCTATTAGAGGATTACGAAGTAGCCTTCTTCAACAATAAACCTTCTTCAGAACTTTCATTCTGTTTGGATATAGATGAGAAGTTCTACTTCGTAGGATACATTGACCTAGTTCTCAAGAATAAATATACTGGGAAGTATGCAATCCTAGAAGTTAAAACAACTTCCCTTAACTTGCATTCCTTAGATGCAATTTATCAGAACTCCGGCCAAGCCTTAGGCTATTCTATTGTTCTTGATACCATAGCAGGAGAGGAGAAAGCAGACTACGAGGTTATCTATTTCGTAGGACAACTTGGTTCAGGCAATGGCTATACTCCTAAGATTCATGTCCTCCCTTACAATAAAAACTTAGTAGATCGTTTCAACTGGTTTCTAACTATCAAGATGGATGTTAATAGGTTAGAACAAATGCTTCTCTTGAATGTCTTTCCAATGAGGGGACACAATTGCTTAAACTATATGCGTCCTTGTCCTCAACTAGGAACTTGTCAGCTTCATGGACTAGATTCCTATCTTCCTCCCCTTGTAGATGATAAGGAATATGATTTCAACTTCTCTCTTTCAGATGTAATTACAAACCACCTTTCACGCATTAACAACTAAGAAGTTAGGAGAAACAAAATGGATAAGAACATTGCTGCTTTCATTCGTGACGACGCTAAGACTGTAGGAGTTCGATTCTTCAAAGATTATAAAGACTCTGATAGCTCTATTATAAATCTAGGTTTGGGAGATAAGAACTATCGTCTCTCTGATAAAGAATATACCTACATTACAATGGAAGATTTTCAAGTAGGAGATTACGCTGTTGTAGTCGTGGCTGAAGTTCCTAAGGTTGTAGTTGTTACTAAGGTAGATGATGATCTGGATATCACTCCTAACGATGATGTTCAGTATAAGTGGATTGTTTGTAAAGTCTCATTCGAAGAACATACTAAGAGGATGAAGGAGAATGCAGAACTTACTAAAACCTTGGCTAAGGGATACCAAAAGAATATGAAGAACTCCTTTCGTAATGTCCTCCTCGCGTCATTGGGACAAGAAGAGCAGGCTAAGATTCTGGCTATAACTTCTCCGTCTATTTTGAAAGAGGAGAAATAAAATGTTGTGGAAGAATCATCCTAAGAATCCAGCTAACCAACCCTTCCAGCATCCCTCTAAGAAACAAAAAGAGGATAAGGAAAAGAGAGAGAAGGAATAGAAATGAAACTTAAAATTAATATCTGTTACAAGACACAGAATGGTACTGAATTACCTTCATTTGAAGAGGCTCTCCTTGCAGACTGTTTAGAACAAGCAGAATTCTACCTAGAAGGTTATAAGGTTATTAAGATTGTAGCAGCCTTACATGAAAACTTTGCATTTGCAAGAAGGGCAGGAGAAGAAAATGAAACTATCGGACCTAGCGAAAGCGATAACGACAGTCAAGCCGAATCACTCGATTCTGATATACGGTCCAGCTAAGACAGGCAAAACAAGGTTAGTTGGAACGGCGGCCAAGATTCCTTCTCTCAAGAGAATCTTCTGGATTGATCTGGAGAATGGAGCTGAAACTCTCCTTCACATGGGTCTTACAGAACAGGAGATGGAAAAGATTGTCCTTATTAGAATCCCAGACACTAGAGAAGTTCCTAGAGGTATCGAGACAGTACTTAAGATTATGAGTTCTAAGACTCCCATCAATATCTGTCATCAACATGGTAAAGTAGGATGTGTTGAGATAGACTGTAAGAAGCCTGAGAATTTCATGACCTTCTGTCTCAAGGATTGTACTCACGAAGATCTTATTGTCATTGACTCAGGCTCACAGCTAGGAGATTCTGCACTGAATATGGCATGTGCTGGCAAGGGAGTAGAGTTCAAGCCTGGATGGGATGAATATGGTCTAGCTACTAAATGGCTAGGAGATATTCTCTCCACTATCCAAGCAGCAGTTAATACAAACTTCGTTCTCATTACACATGAGTTAATCTTGGAAGAGGAGGTTAATGGAATTAAGAGAGATAAGATTCTTCCTTTAGTTGGAACAAAGGCATTTTGTTCTAAGGTAGGTAAGTATTTCGGAACAGTCTGTTACGTAGAAATCAAGATGGGCAGACACGCAGCAGGTTCTTCCTCTACTTATAAGGCTAATCACATTACAGGTAGTCGAGTGAATGTAGCCATTGAGAAGAGTAAGGAACTTACGATGGAAGCAATTCTCGTAGAAGGAGGCATCATCCCATCATGACAATCTCAAAGAAACAACTAGAAGATGCTAAGATAGAATCATATGCTATGGGTAAGAATGCTGGTATATGCCAAGGAAAGGAGGCAGCAAAGAAAGAATTCTTATATACTAGACAGGATAGTATTGTAGATTTAACCAAGGCTGCTGCTGAACTAGCTATGGCAAATGCTAAACTTACTTATGCAATGTCTAGGATAGCAGATAAACTTTTGTAGTAGAAGCATGACACTCTGGAAAGACAGAGATTCTTAGTAACACTAACCTTAGTAAAATGAAAGAAGGAAATATTATGAGCGAAGTTCAAGTTCTTGATCTGGAAACGATGGCTAATGAGACTCTGGATAGCATCGAAGAGGCAGCAGACTTTCAGAATCCTCCGGCTGGCGAATATACTATTCAGGTAGATGACGCTAAGATCGACAAGTATAAGAATAAGGAGAATGAAGAGAAGCAACGCATCAAGATTACCTATTCTGTTCTGGAAACGATCTCCCTCTCAGGTGATGAACCTCCTGTTCCTAATGGTACTCTCTTTACTGAAACCTTCACGGCCACTGAACAAGGTCTGAGTTTCTTTAAGAAGCGTGCTCGTGAGATCATGGATGTTTCTGATACCGCCGGTGTTACCCTCGGTGACATGATGGCTTCTATCAAGGGTGCATCTTTCCATTGCCGTATCTCTATTAAGAAGTCACCGAAGCCTGGTGGTGGAGAGTATGAGAACGTGCAAATCCGTGTTGTTAAACAAGCGTAACCCAGAACATTAAGTTCTGCTCCTCCTTCGGGAGGAGTTTTACTTAATCTTTTACAACGCAAAGAAGGAACTACTATGAAGCCTATCATCGGAAGTGCTCTCCCTAATCATCTTAAGCTTGTAAAGTATAGCAGGACTGATCCTAATCCTGAGATTCCCTTCGCAGTAGAAGCCCCCAAAATCTCTAAGCTTGAGACTATCATCTCCATAATGGCTGTCATCGCCGCCTTCCTCTTAGGAGCTTGCTTTGATCTACTCTCCTGATCTCTATATTTCCTCCTTCCCATGTCCCCTAATAGAACTTCTATTTAGAAAGGTAGAAGGTCTTAAGGCAAAGCCTTGCTATGTAAAGAAGCCCTATGATTGTAGGGAATCTCAAGCACAAAGGAAAGCTACCTTCAAAGCTAATAGGTTCACTAGGTATAGTGAGGCTATAATGACCTTCCCTAATTATAGGGCATCATCAATTCAAATTGCTACGTACTTAGGATATAACCCCACAAGCATTGCCTCTAATCTTAAGGCTATGGTGAAAGAATTCCCTAATAACTTCTACAAATGTGGTGAATATAAACACCAGAATAATGGTAGGAATAGTGCAGTATGGGCATTCAAAGAAGAAGAAGAGCTCATGGTAATGAATGAACCCTATGTTACTGTTAATATTGTAATGAAATGAGGAGAATAAAATGATTCCACAAGATCAAGAATTTCCACATAAACCAGAAGAAGGTATTTATGGAGACTGCTTCCGATCTGTAATAGCTTCTTTGCTAGAAATTCCTATTAAAGAGGTTCCACACTTTTTATATGATAATTGTGACAATATTACTTTTAATAAAAGACTAGCAGATTTTCTAAAACCTTTAGGATTAGCTTATTTTTGTGTGCCTGCTTTTGACATTAAGGACTGGAGAGTCAAACAAGGCATAGAAGAACCTATCTATCATGAGATTTCAGATGAAAGTCCTAGATTCTCTGATAGTTTACATAGTGTAGTAGGATGTGATGGTGAAATATATTTTGACGGGCATCCTACTAAGCTAGGATTACCTAAAGTCACTCCAGATAGAACCTTCGGATTTTTTATTAAGATTTGTTAAGAAAGGAGATTAGAAATGAGCAAAGATCTTGGTAAGATTTCCCCAGAAGATTTCCCTAACATGGAAGATCTTCCTATTAACACACAAGCTACTGCCTTTTGTAATGGCTTCTGTCAAGGATTCCTCTCCTCCTTCCAAGGCTTCAATGGTGAAACATTTAAGGAAGCCTCAAGACCTCTCATGGAATCTGAGAACTTCAGGAATAATATGGCAGCAGCATTCTCTTCCTTCCTAACTATAATGTCAGAGATGGAAGCTATGATGGCTATAGAGAAAGGACAAAGGCTTAACTAAAATGCCCTTAAATAAACCTTACTTCTTCTTAAAAGAGACCGATGGAGGCACGCGAGCATATTATAATTGCAATGGAGGATTAAACTTCATGGCTTCCTCTGATATACTAGATGAAAATACTAAGAGGTTAATAGAGTTTGCAATAGAAGAAGGTAAACGTAGGCGTAGCCAAGAGCTAACTAAATTACTAGGAGAATAGAAAATGAAAAGGCATTTCAAAGGTTCTATCTTAGCTTATGACCCAGAACTAGAAACCGATGTGTATATAGACTATCATGGCTATCATATTCCAGAGCGTATAGGTAAGTCTCATGACTCTTGTGTTCAATCTGAAACTTCTATTACATTTACTAACCTTCCTTCCTACATGGAACACCTAGAGGATTCTCTTAAGGAAGAAGTTATATTCACGGAGGAGTTATGAGATTTCTATTCCTAATCCTCCTCTCCTTCCCTTCTCTTAGTCTGGGATATGAGTTAAATTTCTTAACCAATGAGAAGGATAGGCAAGAAGAAGAGAGGAGACAAGACAGGCAGCAACGTCAGGAGGTAATTGATTACTTCACTAGAAAGATTCCCATTGATTACAATGCAGTCTTAATTCCTAACCTTTATGAAGTAGAAAGGAAGCGGCATGGCCAAGATAAGGATTCTCGTTAATTATAACAAGGAGGAAAGTAACTACCTCCCTGTTCTGCAATACCATCTGAAGGCTAGGAACATAGAAGCCATTGCATCATCCTCGGCTTACACTCTAGGAGAACTCCTCACGAAAGCAACTGTTGCAAATTGTGATGCAATCCTACTTTGTAATCCTTACACTCTGGCTTCCATTCTTCCTGAAAAGAATCCTTCACTAGATAATTACAGAGGTAGTGTTCTGAGATTCAGTAAGAAGATAGTAGTCTGTAATTCCCTAGCCCATACTCACACTGTTCCATACGGAAGCTGGCTACTAGGCAAGGACTTAGATAAGCTTCTTCATTTGAATGAGCAAAGCGAATTCACCTTTACTGTCCTAGATGCTACGCATAAGTTTGGCGTAGCTTTTCGCACGCTTAAGGATTGTATCTTCCTAGCCTACGACATTGAAACTAAGACTTACGAAAAGAGGGATGATGATGGAATTCTTATTACTTCTGATACTGTCATTACTTGTTGTTCTTGGACTGGCCTTACTCCTAGTGGTACTCTGGAAACTTTCGTTCTTCCTTTTGTGGACTTCGGGGAAGATCATTGGCTTACTAATGAGGACTATGGTAAAGCTATTCAACTAATGAGAGATATCAATAAGTTAGATATGCCAAAGGCTATGCACAATGGTATGTATGACTCGCTCCATAGTATAGTCTATCACGCAGAACCTCATAATTTCATCTTTGACACTATGGCAATGGCTCATTCTGAATTCTCTGAGCTTCCTAAAACATTAGATTTTGTAGCCTCGATAACCTTGAATGATTATGTCCAATGGAAATATCAGGCAGAACTATCCTCTAAAGAGAAAGATATCCTAAGCTACTGGAGTTATAATGGAAAAGATACTTGGTATACCGCGAGAATTCTACTCCATTACCTTAAGCATCTTCCAGCTTATGCCAAGAAGAACTACATTACGCAATTCAAATTTGTTTATCCTTTCCTTTATTGTGCCTTCGAGGGTATTGCTATAGATAATGTTAAGCGATTGGAGTTAAGAGAAGCAGCTTCTACTAAACTACAGGAAGCCCTCGCTAAACTAAGGATAATGTTTGCTGATAATAACTTTAATCCAGCTTCTCCCAAACAGGTAGCTACTTATATCTATGATGTATTTGGCGCAGCCGATCCTAAGATAGGGTATAAAAAAGTCAATGGAAAAAGAATTAAGATTACCAGAGGAACCAATGAAAAGAACCTCCTCGCTATTGGAGAACAGCATCCAATTCTCCTTAGAGTTACGTCAGCACTTCTTACTTATAGAGAAAACGCAAAAGCAATTAGCACATACTTTGACTTCGATCAACTTAATAATCGCCTTCTCTATAATCTTAATCCTTTTGGGACTGATACCAATAGGGCTAGTTGCAATTCCTCATCTTTCTGGGTAGGAACTCAGGTACAGAATATCCCTCCTTATGCAAAGCCTTTCCTTATTGCTGATGAAGGATATGAGTTAGTTGAAATGGATAACTCTCAGAGTGAAGCTAGATGTACAGCATACCTTTCACAAGAGACTTCTCTCATTGCTGCACTTGAGAACCCCGCGCAAGATTTCTACAAATCCCTTGGTACTCTGTTCTTTGGTATCCCCTATGCAGAAGTAACTAAGGAGTTTCGTAATGTAGTCCTTAAGAAGATTGTACATGGCACAAATTATATGATGGGTTCAGCTACTTTTATTGAGAACGCCGGCGCTCAGAATCTAATTGATGCAAGTCCTACTTTGGGTATAACCATTACGATGGATAAGAATAAGACAGGTTTGAGAGAAGGAGAAATGACATTGCTTTCCTTTGGCACACATCTTCTGGATGCTTATCATAAACCATTCCCAAGAGTTCGACAATGGTATCAAGAAACTAAATCTACAATCGCAAGTACGCATAAGCTAGTCTCACCTCTCGGACACACAAGACATTTCTTCGGGGATATATTGAAAGACCACAACATGCTAAGAAGTGCAGTTGCTCATGGCCCCCAGAATCTTTCTGTTCATATTCTTAATATTGGATTATGGAAAGTTTGGAAGTTAGTTAAGAAACTTAAAGGAGCTTTACGTCTTAAGGCTCAAATTCATGACTCTATCTTTGCTCAGTATCTAATAGGCAGAGATGATATCAGAAAGGACATGTATGATTGCCTACAGAATCCAGTTGTTATTCACGGACGGACTCTTAAGATTCCAGTGGATTACAAAACAGGAAGTGATTGGGGTAATATGATAGAACATAAAGAAGGGAAGTAAGATGAAATGGATTACTTTCAGCAGTATCTCAACTACGTTGGACATAGCGAAAGCCCGATCTCTTACCACAGATGGACCTCTCTTTCTATAATCTCTGCTCTACTTGGAAGAAAGTTCTACCTGCCATTCGGACACTCCGCCATATTTCCTAATATGTACATTCAACTAATAGGTTCGCCAGGCGTTAGGAAATCTACAGCAATATCCATAGGTAAGAAACTACTCTCAAAGACAGGCTATCACAAGTACGCACCAGACAGATTGAGTAAAGAAAGATTTCTAATTGAGATGAGCGCAACAGGCTTAGAATTCGATGAAGAAGATTCAGATTTAGAAGAGCTTGTTATGGATATTCCACATGAGATGTATGTAGTTGCAGATGAATTCTCAGACTTCGTTGGAAGCAACAACATGGAATTCATTACCATGCTTACTAAGTTATGGGACTGTCCAGATGAGTATACACATCCTAAGATACATGGCAAGAGTGTAGTTGTTCATAAACCTACTGTTAATATTATCTCAGGCAATACTCCTACTGGTCTTATTAATGCAATTCCAGCTGAGTCTGTAGGCAATGGTTTCTTAAGTAGAATGTTATTTATATACGCAGAAGAGACTAAGATAAAGATTACCTTCCCACTTCCTCCAGCATTGAATTTGGTGGAAGGAATAGTAGCACACTTAACGCAGATAAAAGAAGAGGTTCAAGGAGAATGTACAATCTCTTCAGAGGCTAGAGGAATCCTAGATAGAATGTATAAAGAATTCAATAATATAGATGACCCTAGATTCCTCCCCTACTGTACTAGAAGATTCACACATCTCCTTAAGTTAAGCATGGTCATAGCCGCAGCTTCAGTCAGGACAGAGATTACAGAAGAGGATTGTTTGAGAGCCAATACCTTATTACATCACGCAGAGTTAAAAATGCCTAAAGCCCTAGGAGAGTTTGGTAAAAGCAGATACGCAGATATAGCTAATAAGATATTAGATTTCCTAAGTAAAGCAGTAAAGCCAGTGACACACAATGAGCTATGGAAAATAGTAAGCAAAGACCTGATGAAGGTGCAGGAATTAGGAGACATTATCAAAGGACTAATGGCAGCAGAAAAGATTCAAGTAATAACAATGGCAGGCAAGCAAGGCTATATGCCTCTCTATACTGAAATCAAAGAGTGGCATCCCGATCTTCTCTTAGAAGGTTTTCTAACTGATAAGGAGTACTGATATGAACGACCCTTGGATTCATCGTAGTGATAACATGAAGTGTAAGACCTGTATGTGGTTTGTTCCTAAGGCAGTTAATAAAGCAGAGATCGGTGCTCCTCTTTATGATATGGGAAGATGCCGCCGACATGCTCCTGCTATGGGAGGTTATCCTGTAGTCTTTGTCAATGATTGGTGTGGAGATCATAGGCTTGATGAAAACAAGTTCTACCAAGAAAGTAGGAATGAATGTCAGAAAGCCCAGACTGCGAAGATGGGACAATGGAATGAAGTATTACCAGAGGGCTACGCTAACAACAGCATAAGGAGAGAAGGATGAAAGAAGGATATAGGCGCAGCGAGCATAATGACTTCGCTACTTCTGCCGAACTACATGACCGAAGATTCACTGGCATACGTCACAATAGTATTACAGATGAACAAGAACTCTGGGTAGAAGGTCACATTTGTTTAGCAGTTCCCATGACTTTGATGAGAATGGACCCTAATATCTGGAATAAGAAGTACGAAGATATCTTTGCTTTACACCACGTAGAAACCCTCAATCAAAATAAAGGAAACTAAAATGTCTCTCATGTCTTATAAAGAACTACTCAATCTTCTGGATGCTGGTATCATTACTCATGCCCTTCCAGAAAACGTCAACTCAGCTTCTATAGATATTCGTATCGGAAAGAAAGTCCTTATTGAAAAATGTACTCTCGATACCGACTCTCGTCTTCTTGAACTCAAGACTATCTCACTGAAGGAAAGGAATCCCCTAGTAGTAAGAGAGCATGATCTTGAGAGGGAAGGTCCTATTAACTTGTATCCTGGTGAAGTGATGCTGGCTCATTCGATTGAGATCTTCCATCTTCCTAATAACCTAAGTGCTATGTTCAAGCTGAAGTCTAGCTGTGGAAGAATCTTCCTAGAGCATATGAATGCAGGATGGTGTGATGCAGGTTGGCATGGCTCAGCTCTTACTATGGAACTCAAAAATTGCACAAGGAGTCACATTATCCAAGTAGCTTTTGGAGATGCTATTGGACAGATGGTGTTCTTCCAACATGCTATGGTTCCTAGTGATAAGAGCTATGCAATGCGAGGGAAATATAATAAGGACAAGGGTGTTAGTGGAATGAAGCCTGAGATTGTCTTTGATGATGAGCAGGAAGAGATTGCACAGCAAGTTTTCAATGAGACTATCCGTAGTCCAGAAGTTAAAGAAGCTTCTGAGCGTAGTCAGATTCTTACAGGAGAAGAAGATGGACAATAGCATTGATGTGATGGTAGACTTAGAGACTTGTGGAACTTCAGCAGGTTGCATTATCCTCACCATTGGAGCTTGTACCTTCGACCAAGAACATAAGTTCTATACTAGGATTAGTGAGAGGGATTCTGAGCAGCAAGGATTCTGGAGAGATCCATCTACTATGGCATGGTGGAATAAACAGGACTATGGTGTAAGAGATGAAGCATTCTCAGGAACTGTAGAAGTTATAAAAGCACTTGGACAATTTTCTGACTTCTTACTTTCTCTTAAAAAGCAGTACAAGAATGTTTATATCTGGGGTAATGGTGCAGATTTTGATCTTCCTATCCTTGCACACTATTATCATGCGATAGATATGAAGATTCCTTGGGAGCCTTACAATGGGCGCTGCTATAGGACATTGAAGAACTTGTATAAGGATATTAAGATCGGAGAGAATAAAGGGAAGCACAACGCCCTCTTCGATGCAGTAGCTCAAGCTGCCCATGCTCGTAGAATCTTACATGAACATTTTGCCAAGTTCTAAGATTAAGAAAAGCTAGGAAATAAAAACCCCCAATCGTGAGAAAGGGGGTTTTCTTTTGCCTGCAATTCCTATCTACTTGTTGGCATTAGCCATTCATCAACTGGAGTATCTACAAGACGAGGATGCAATGGATAAGCTGTATATACCTTATGCTGTTTCATAGCTTCGGTAGTCCTAGCTTCTACTTCTCCTGCACCCTTCTGATATATCTGTCCTAGAATATCATTGAACAGTTCCTTAGGTGCTCTATCTCCTCGATTCTTATAGACTGCGGCTTCTTGGTCATAAGCTTTAGCGAAGTTCTCTCCCATCATTTCAGCAGCTTGACTACTTCCTGGAGTAAACCCTGCTGACTTCTGAACTGCGTGCTGAGTTTCATGCAAGATAGTATTCATGAGATCATCCACATTCATGTTCCTATTGTACTCAAGTTCATTAGTGTTAAGGTTCATAGAACCCCTTAGGTTTGCTCTTGTTCCTTCAGGAAGCATCTTCACTTTAATATCTTTAAGCTCTGGCATATGCTTATAAAGAAGAGGATGATCCATTACCTCGCCCAAGGTTCCTTCTTTCACCCCTGTAAGCTTAGCTCCCTCGTCACTTATAACACTCTTGATCTTATTATCTTTAGCTCCGAGATAAACGCCGCCATAATCTTCTCCTTTCTTCCCAGCATTATACACACTGAGGGGATTCTCTCCCTTCCTTAGAAGTCCTAATGCTTTAGAAATTTCATCAGAAGAATGAACAAGGCGAGCAGGAACAACCATAGCTTCTGCATCATTACTCTGTGCTAGCAAGCCAGCTCCTCCTGGAAGAAGCATAGTAGGATCTCCAGTTCCTATAGCTGCAGCTGTGGCAGTAAGTTTAGGAGAACTCATAGCCATACCAACCCCCTTGAGAAGAGCTGGGGCAGCAGCTCCTAGCTTCAGGAGAGACTCATTGATCTCCTTCTCTTTCTGCCCTGCACTCTTCTCCTTCATAACACTTCCTTCCTCGTCCTTTCCTAAGAAGGGAGTGTTAGTTTCAGTAAAGAACTTAGGGAGTTCATCCTTTATAATCCTCAGTGCATCAAGAATACTTGCCATGTTAATTCTCCTTACTAACGAAGTTAGATATCATCAATCATTCTGTTAAGAGGAGAGCCAGGAGTAAGATGATTCCTTACAGAGGAAACTCCAGGAGCATCAGTATCATGCAAGGCTGTATTAACAGCAGAGCGCCAGCCAGTAGCAGAGCCAGTACGCATATACTTTTCTTGGATTCTCTCAGCAATCTCAGGAGTTAAGGTTCCACTACGAATATGATTCTTAAGCTGGTGAGTAGCTCCATTACGTTCTGCTACATCAATGGCCCTGTACATACTGTTGGAATACTCGGCCTCACGAGCTTTTGTTTCACGAAGTCCTCTAGTAGCAAAGACTCGGGCCATGACTCCTTGTGTGCTCCACACTTCTTCTGGACCAGCAATCTGATTACCCTTCTTAGTTACAGAATGACCAGTTACTAATTCCGATATGCGAGCCACAGGACGAGAAATAGACTGAACAGACAGAGCTTCCATAAAAGCTTGAGTAGCACCTTCATCTCCCATCTCCTCAGTAGTCCTGGCTAATACCTTGCCAGCATCATAGGCTTGATTAAGAATCTGAACAGCAGCCAAGTTTTGCATACCACCCAAGATATTAGGAATGCGAGGCTGAATGTCACCACGAGTATAGACAGCCGGCCCAAGGTTAGAAGGCATTCCATACAAGACTACATCGGCTACACCAGAAGGGACTGCCTTATACAAGCCAGTGGTGAGATCATAATGCTCTTCTGAGAAGTGTTCTCCAATCTGCTCTGAGACTTGATTAAAACCTGGGAGAGACTTAACACCAAAGACAGACGATTGCATGAGGCCCATCTTCATGAGTGCCTTATAATCCCTCAGCTCAAACTTCCTATAGATCTGCTGCCCAAGTGTAACCATATAAGTCTGGAACAGACCCATTGCAGTACCAATAGTACCTTGGAACATAGCAGGACGTTGGGCGGGGTTATAGTTACCAACCGCTGTATCTACGAAGTTCCTAGCAAAGGTCAGAATGCCAGCATCCCCAAGACCAGGATAAGCTTTCTTAGCCAAAGCAATACCTGTAGCGAAGCTCATTTCTCGTACAGCTTGCTCACTCCAGATAGCAGGTGTAGAAAGCATCTCAACCGTCTTACCATTCATGAGGTTCTCAGCTTTCTGCATTAGTCCAGGTTGGAAGCTCCTAGACATCTGCATAAACTCTCCCACCTCACTTAGTACAGGCGTAGTAATTCCTAGGTCTTTACCCATATCCTTCCACTTAGATATATACTCAGGATGGAATAGGAACTTAGCTCCATCATACATAGCAGCGGCAGTAGAGAAATGCCCATTACCAGCTAAGCGAGTTCCCATGTACTCAGCAGCAAAAGGTTTCTGCACAGCAGCACTCGTAAGGATAGGCAAAGAGAGAGCGTTTACTAAAGGCTGGCCGAGTTCCATTACCTTAAGAAGAGCAGTAGCTGCGAAGTTATTAGAAACTGCAACCATCCTCGCCGTCATATTAGGAGCTTGGGAAATCTTCTCAACATGGAAACGCTGTCTAGCAGTAGCATCATCCATACCTTGGAAGGGATTAGGAATACCTTTATCAGCCAAGTCTTTCATAAGAGCTTCATACTCTTTATCAGACATGTGCTTACCCTTGCCCAACAGACCAGCTGAGGCATTAAGAATAGGTTCCATCGTTTTAGAAATAGCTTGAAGTCCCATTTCTGCGATAGTCTTAATACCATTCTGAGCATCCTGCCAACCAACATACTCATTCAGGTTATTTCTACCAAGCATGGTATTCTTAACAGTAAGACCTGCATCGGTTGGAGTATGAAGTGCTCTCTGCAATCTTCCAGTAGGTTGTCCTTTTGTGAGAGCCTGAGCATTAGCACTCAAACGATCTACCTGCTGCATGATATCACTATAGTGAAGCTCAAGGTTTTGAGCTACAGATTTATGAATATAATGTTCATACCCATTCATCAGTTCAGAGAAAACATTAGCTGACGTAGGTGTGATAGCCATTGCAGAACTACCACCATGGAGAGAAGAAGCATCGCTAACACTCATAAACATTGGATCATGCCGGTTTTCAATCTTATTATACAGCTGTTGATCTTGTCCCTTACGAACAAATGTCCAGCTTCCAGCAGTCCTATCTGTCATCGTAGCAGCGAAAGCACTCTCAGCACTAGCAAGTTCAGCAGGAGTATTGCCATGCAGAAGTTTTGTACTTCCGTCTACTTTATCAATGACATAGGTAATGTACTTATCCCTAGGATTGAATGCAGGCATCCAGAATCCCATATCACTAAGAGCTGGCATACCTAAGGTTTTACGGAAGGTAGTATTCATTCCAAACAACTCTCTACCTACTGTCTTCATTTCATCGAAGGCAGCTTTCACCTTCTCACTCTGGATGATAAACTCCTGACCCTTATACATAGCAGGCACAAGAGTAGGATTTCCATCAAGATCAGTTCCTTTCTGGAAGAACTGCCCATCCATATAGTAGCGTTCTCCCTTAAGAGAAGCATTCAGTTCTCGTGCAATATTGAATTCTACAACAGCCGTATTATCCTTGATGATCTCACCAAACTGAGCACTTAAGTTCTTAACCAGAGATTTGGTTGTCTTATCATAAAGGTGAGCCGAGTCCTTACCAATAGCGGTAATAATCTCACCAGCAGTTCCCATGTCCCTTAGAGTAAAATCTGAGGAGGTAAAGAACTTGCTTCCGAGGGTTGCATCAGTTACTTTGTTAATGCCATCTCTCAACATGGCGAGGCGCTTCTCATTATCCTGAGAATAAATGAAAGTACCAAGATCACGAAGAGCACCCGATGGGGAATTCATTAGGAAGTCTCTCTTAATAAGAGCATCCACTTGGTCAAGCATAGTATTCTGAATACCACTACGAATCTGAGCAGCTGGGACTTTAGTCATAGTAGTTCCTACAACCAAACTCCTCTTATCATTCCCAAGGTGCTGACCAATCTCATCTGCACGAGAGTAGGACATATTAGGAAGATCTTCTAGTTTAGAAGAACCAGACTGAACAGCCTTGACAGTATCGAGAGGAACATTAGTACGAGTTGAGATAACCTCAGCAGGGAATCCCATACCTGTTAGCATCTTAATATCACCCTCCTTATTCTTCAGGAGTTGATTATGAAGATCAGTTAGACCAGCTTCGACACTCTCCTTAGTAGAGTTCGAGGACTTAGCTAAGTTGTAGGAATTAAGGTCATCCACATATTGCTGAACTTCCTTTCCAATATATGCCTTAGCATCATTTTCCATCAACTGAGCAGCGGACTCCTTAAAAAAGGCCAGCTCATCTTGAATAGAAGAGAAAGAAAGAGATCCTGCTTGCTTTCCTTCAGACACAATCTTACCAGCTTGGATTTCATAATCACTTAGTTTAGCAGTAGACATAAAATCATCATAGCTATTTTCAACTAGGTTATTAATGGAAGCCTTCTGCTTACCACCAAAGTTAGCAGCATCAATTCCATAGTTATCCAGCTTAGTAAGAGATGGAGGAATCTTAGCCTTGGCAACAGCATTAACAGCCGTGGGAAGTGTATCAGCAACATCACGAGTATGAGCCATGACTAGGATTTCAACGCTCTTCTTTCCACCAGCACTTCCAACAGCAGTATCTTTCATTACTCCATAAACGTCATCTACCTTAACCTTGTACCAACGACTAGCTCCAGAAGAACCCTTAGCAAATTCATCAGCCTTCTCCATATGGGTAGTGAAGGATTCAAGGAAGTTAGAACCAACAGCCTTCTGCTTAAGACCACGCATAAGATACACATAGCCTTCACTGTCAGCATTCTTCATTAGCTCTTTTCTAAAAGCTACTGACTGTGGAGAATTGTAACCATCCTTAATACTCTGAATATCCCGATCAGAAGTACCATACTTCCTATGTCCAGGACCTGTGGTATAGGCATCCAAGAATTTCTCACGCAAAGGCTTCTGCTCAGAGAAAGAACTAATCCATTTCCTAAGCATGTGAGTAAGATTACTATCTGGATGATTCAAGAGAGTGTACTTAGGAAGATTATTCTCATTAGTAATAGTTTGAATATCAGACAGGTAAGTAGGCTTGACTCCCTTGATACCAGGAGTAGTGTTACGAGCAATCTCCCGAAGAAGCATTGTCTCTTCAATCTTACTCCAGTTAGGAGTCTCGTTAGTCATTACAACCTTAAAGGTAGAAACATCCTTACCTTCACTTACTAGCTTTTGTAGACGAGCAACTACAGCATTAAGCATAGGACCATCATCAGGACTAATGACAATCTTACTTAATTGATCTTCCTTCATTTCATCAACAGCCTTCAGCTTACGAAGGTAGTCGAGGTCTACGAAAGCTGAGGTTTGAATATCCTTCTCAAAGGCATAGTCTCTATTGGCAGTAGTAAACCAATTCGAGGTCATACCCTTAGTGAGTTTCCTCTCATCTTGAATTAAGTCTGAAGCTACTCCATATCCTGAAAGGTCAGACTTACGCATGAATGCGCCGAAGGTGGGAGAATAAACCATATCATCTTTTACGATGAATTCCTCAACATCACCAAACTCATTCACTTTAGATTTAATCTTAGTGAGAGGAATTCCCTTAGTTGGCTCCGCTGTAGAAGAGAAGAGTTTGTCGTAATACTGCTTAACAATAGAAGTCTCTTCCTTGCCAGTAGCAAAGTCGATCTTGTTAATTCCAGAGAAGAGTTCAGGAGAAGCCGCAATATCCCTTAGTAGGGAAGAGCGAATCTCATCACCACCTTGGTGGGCTGGAACTGCTTTGATAGCATCTGAAAGCATATTATCGAAAGCATCTGCTTGAGCAGCCTTACTGCTACGAATGAAGGATTCAGCTAGGTTCGTAGTAAGCTTATTGTATTCATTAGTAGTGCCGGCATGGAATAGGAAGTTCTCCCAATTAGAGATGTTATCCTGATGCTGTGCAATCTGCATACTATAATCTTCAGTCAGAGAAACAGGAGCAGTACCTCTCTGTAGCGTAGCTACTGCTTCTTGTTCAGCAGCCATACCCAACTTACGAACATCATAGCGATTAGAGATGTGGGAAAGAGGGCCAACAATGGCTGCACCTAGCATCATGCTAGTTCCGAAGGAAGAGATAGGATCTTTGATGTAATCCTCCATGAGAGGATGAGCATTCATAGTAGCGACAATGGCGAGTTCGGCGGCTGCATTATCTACTACCGCAGTATTCACTAGGTTGCGAACAGCGAGAGCACGAGTGGCGAGCTTATATTCCTCAGTCGCCATCTTCCCATCTCGAATAAGGGTATTGACTTTAGCAACTTGATCAATCTTACCAGCTTCAGAGAACCAATTAAGTCCCTTCATTCCTCCTCTAAGGGCTTGAACTCCTTTCAGAGCAATACCAGCAGGAACAAAGACACCTCCTATGAAGCTTGCCAAATGGATAGCATCAGGATTCTCATCGTAAACTTTAAGAGCATTGTCTCCAATTCTACCAATCAAATCTCTGGTATCGACTTCATACTTCTCAGGTACAAGAGAGTTGAATGTAGAAGCAGCGAAGTCCCCGACTGTTGCACCAACACCTCCTATAATGGTGGAGACAACACCCGTCTTAGCATTCTCCATAGCATCAAGAGGAACATAGTCCTCTATGGTATCATTGCTAGCAGCAGGAGAAGGAGTTACAAAGTTGTCAAGAATAGTCATTACTGATTACCTCCTTGAGAGAAGCCGGAGAAGAAAGCGTCACCAGCTTCCATGATATTAGAACCAACATTGCGAGTAGCAGTATTCAACTGTCCTAGAGGATGAGCAGCATATGCATCGCTAGTAGCTCTACCCATGAACTCTCCAATCTTCTTAGCTAAGGTATCTGAGACTGTCTTAACTGTGAGAGAGGTTTTGAATTTCCTAGATTCATCCTCAAGTCTGCTCTTCTCAAAAGGCATATGAAGAATACCATTACTACCTTCTTTAGCAAGAGCAGCAGCATAAGCTTGAGTTATCTTATTCTGTCTATCAATCTTTTGCTGATTGGAAAGAGTAGGATCATTGATATAAGTGAGAGAAATATCATAGGTAGTTGGTTTTTTGTTAGGATTCTTAGCAGCAGCTTTGACACCAGCTTCTACAAAGGCAGGGTCATTAAGATTCATAGCTACAGCAGTAGGGTCAGTCTTTACATAGTTAATAGTCGAGGCTTCCATGATATCAGGAATCTTGGTAATCATTACCTTATTCAATTCTTTACGATCTGAGGAAGAAGCAATGTTATACTTAGCAACAAAGTCCTTAGCTGCTTGAGGAGTCATAATACCTAACTTAGCAGCAGTAGAAGCAAACATGTCAGGACTCTTAGATAGCATTTCTGCCTGCATAATAGTCCTAGCTGCTTCATCTGGAGACTTACCAGTACGGGTGGAGTACTCAGATACAGCTAGTTGACGAGCTGCCCCATTACCTTCCATAGTTGCAGTAAGATAATCTTTAGAAGTTAAGGCTCCAGTTAGGATAGGTTGCCAGTCCTTAGACTTACCACCACCCTTAAGAACCCAGTCAGCAAAAACTACATCATCCTTCATCTCTGGGTTAAAGTTAGTAATTGCTTTGCGAGCCTCTGGGTCAATAGAAGCAGAGACAATCTGAGCATTCTCTCTACGAGTTTCTTCTTTCTGAGCAAGCTTCTCTGCATCATTGAAAGCTTTCTCAGCCATCTTAGTTTGCAAGCTAATAGAATTCTTAGCCCTAGATGTGAAGTTAGTGTACTCGGGACTGTTCTTAAGGAGTTCCTCAGCTTGTTTTCTTGCAACACCTTCTAGGTTAAGAACGCGAGCACGCTGCTTGGCAGTCTCTTCTGAATCAATACCCTTCAAGTCTGAATTCCTACGATCTAAGTCCATAAGATCACGAAGCTTACGACGTTCAGGGTCTAGGTTAACATCCTTCTCAGCAATCTTCATGACTGCTACTTGAGCAGCTCCTAAACGTTGCTGTACATTATCCGCGAATTGATTTATAATCTTTTGCTTAGACATAAAATCTGGTGCATTCATTACCAGAGATTCATAGTCTGTGATGAAATCCCCTGTACCTTGATTCTGAGAGGACTGCTGTGTAGGAGGAGCAGCTACTGGAGGAGGTTCAATATATACCTGAGCAGAAGGACGTAATTCAGGTACATTAGTAATGAGACGACTTCCTGAGGAAGAAGGAGCTTGCTCTTGGTAAAGGGCAGCAAGTTGCTCTTCAGTCGGACTAGCAATAGTATCCCTACCAAAGACAGCAGGACCCTCATTTACAAGTTGTGTTAGTTGATCTTCATAGATTGCCATTATTATCTCCTTTATACTCTAGCCTGATCGTACCAATTAGCACCGAAGCCACCACCATTTGGTTCTGTATAGTAACCAGTATCACCATAGTTAACAGTCTTCTTATTAAGATCTGCTACAGCTTTAGCATACCAATCATTTGGATTTGCAGCAACAGCTCCACCTCCATTAGCAACACCTTGATTAGCTACTGTATCATATACAGCTGGGCCAGTAGTATTCCTAGTAGTACCAACCCCACCTACACCAACTGAAGCATAAGGATTAAAGTTACTCATACTACTCTGATTCTGAGTTTGAACTTTAAGAGAATCCGCTAGCTTAACCATTGGGTCAATAGTACGATCAACACCTTGAGTAAGACCTGCTCGCGTGTTAAGCATGGAGGCTGCAATCCTGCCATATTCTGATGCTTGGTTAGCTCCTAAGGCACCGGCGGCTTGACTACTTTCAGTAGCTAGCTTTTGAGATAGAAGAGCTTGCATGGCTCCACCAGAAGTACCAGCTCCTTCTTGAGCACGCTGGATAGCTGGCATATTCTTCTCCATACTTAGGCGAAGATTTTGTGCCATAAGATCGCCAGCATCTTGGAATGCACCTTGCTTACTATAGTCCTTAAGACTCTGATCTAGAAAAGCAAGAGTATCCGCACGCTCGGCTGAAGCTTTCTGATATTCAGCAGTACCTCCTGCATTAAATTCCTTAATCTTATTCTTTAAGATATCCCTAACTTCCTGATCTTGGATACCAGAGTAGGAAGAAGAGGAGGAATTAGAAGCAGAGCCAGTACCACCAGCAGCTCCGCCAGTACCTCTCTTAGCCATTACTTCTTTAATAAGGTTATTACGAGCAATGGTATCATTCTGCATTTGCATAGCAATACCACCAGCCCCAGCATTAAGTCCACCAGACCTAGCCATAGTGTTAATGTAAGCTATTTCTTGTGGGGACATCCCCATATCAATAAGGTCTTGATCTCTATTTGCCATGATTGTTTCTCCTAATTCAGTTAATAGCTTAACGACGTGCTGCCATGATGCCACGGAATTCCATATACTGTAAATCAAAATTCCCAGATATGGAGATTGTATGCCACATAGCATTAACATGGCACTTAACAAGAGCTTGTGTTACACCTGCAAAGGACTCTTTATGTTGAATATTCAAATCCAAATCTCTACTATTGATACTTCCATCTACTATGATATCACCAGTATATGGAGTACGGAAGTTAATATTCACTTCCAAAACTTCTGTGAAACCAAGACGATATAGACCGATCTTGCCATATCTCATTACAGAATTATTATCATTCTGAGCAAAGAGCTTGATCTTCTTATCAAATGGAGAGAGGATTCCTGAATCCATACCAAAGTTAGTGTAGGGAATAGCCTCATTGTTAGTAGCATTGATTGGGGAGAATTGAAGGAGACAAGAGAATTCACCAGCTTGTTTACCCCACTTCTTAAGGTGCATATCCATTACAAAGCTACCAACTAGAGTAGGATAAGCAGGAACAGGAACACCATCCTGGAGAGTAAAGGTTGCAGGAGGATAGGTAAATGTAGGATCAGAATAGACCCAACCATCTGCATCTAGATCAGGATAACATGAGTTACCAGAATCCTCAATAGTAAGAATCTCTCCGAGAGGTTGATTAATTCCCAGCATCTGTCCTATAGAATGTGACATGAAGTGCTGCCCATGTACAACCTGAGTACCTCCTGCAGCAATATTCTTTAACTGCCATGGAATACAATCAGAGATAGTAACGCCAGGTCCGGGAGTAGTTGCAAAGTAGGCTTCATTAGCAGGAACAGAAGCAAGAGGTTGTCCCTCACCAGGATCTACTACATTAGGAGTAAAGTAAGTTGTCTTTAATGTGGGGAAAATCCTACCAAACATATCTTGGTTAATAGTATTAACACCTTGTTGAGAAGCATTAAAGATAAAATCTGTTCCTCCCATCGTAGCATTTTCACTAAAGCTATTACGATCTACAGGAACGAGAGCAAAGATGAGTTCCTCTTCTAGAGAATATTTATAAACTTTCTGTGCTCTTTGAATATAGACTACCTGTTTAGTGAAAGGTTCTCCAGAGTTATACTTACGAACATAAGCACTACCAGCAAGATCACCATTAGGTAAAAGTTCCATGCTAGTTCCAAGAGTTCTGCTAAGATCATAGAGGACTGAACCTCCATGAGGCGTATAAGGAAGATTGGCAGCTCCTGTACGAATCATATAATTAAACTGAATAGAGGCTACTCCAAGTTCAGAAGTAGTGATTTCTGTGCCACTATACCAGTTATTATTAGGAAGAAGATACTTATAACCTTGTGCTATATAATCAGAGAAGGTATCATATAAAGAGGTGAGATGGGAATAACTAAACACACTAGCATCTGCGGAATAATTATCTGCATTATAATGCCCTGGACGAAGATAACGAATATCAAAGTTTCTCCATGCCTTAGCATTAGTAGTAAGATTTACTGCACGACAGAAGTTAGTATAACTAGCCGAGGCCATATTAGCACCAGAGGGAGTCTCTGCCTGATCAAAGTATAACTTCCATTTCTGACCAGTAGCAGTCTCTGTCTGATACATTTCAGGAGTATCAAAAGCAGCTAAGATTTCATCTTGAGTAGGATAATGATCAAAGTAAGCCCATGCAGTAGGATCTATCCAAGAAGAGCCATTATAAGTACGCATCCTAATTGCAAAGACAATAGGGACTTCTCCCATATTTACTTGGGTTAATGACTTAAGAACTCGTGCACAGATAGATGTACTTAAAGTAACATATTTTTGAATAGAAGCTTTAGCATATAGACTAGAGATATGATCTACTTTGTTATCTTTCATATCTACTTTAACTGATATACCACCTACCGGAAAGAATAGCTTTGTAGCTACTTGTCCACTTGTGATAGTTAGATTACCATAAGATGAATATACATCCCTATCATAGAAAGAGACTTCATTCATCTCGTTAACACGTTCTATTAAGAAGTCATGCTGATCTTGGCAGAACTGTTCATATTCCATAACAGAACTCATCCAGTTATAGAGAAGATCAATTACAGAATTAGCTTCATTTCCAATCTTAGATGGATAGAGATCTTTATAGAAGCTACGCTCGAAGCAATTGTAAATAGTAGAAAACGTGTGCGGGGCACGAGTCTTATCCATATTCTGAATAAGAGCAGTTAAGATTGCAAAGGTTCCAGCAGATGGATACTTGTTACTAGCGATAACATTCTCGCTATCAAAAGCATTATTGACTACTTCGGGAACAGGAAGAGATTCAAGAGTAGGATTTTGAACCTTATACATTCCACCAAACTGTAAGAGTCCCATATCTTCAGCTTGAGAAGGAATACTAGGATGAGTCATAGAGACTGAAAAGAATGGAGCTTCATAAGCAGGTAAAGAACGATCAGTAATAGCAACACCCTTGCTATTCCAAAGTTGAGAATCAATAGCTTGGAAGGTTTCATTAGGAGTAATGTAAGGGAGTGCTCCATAAGTATCCCATAAAGAAGTATCAATGGCGATAATAGGAGCATCTAATGAAGGAATCTCTACATTAGTAAAGCTAGTTATCCCAATGATATAAGCATCGTCGATTACAGAGATGTAGAGGAAGCGAGCAGCATGACACTGCACATAGACAGGATCCCTGCTTTCCTTAAGAAAGTCAAACAGTTCAGGAAGAATTGGCTTAAGATCGTACTGACGAGACAGGGCATTATAATGTCCAATAGTAATGATACCTACTGAAGTGTATGCGTAATGCTCCTTGTCACTTTGCCCAATACAACAAGCACCAGGATGAGCAATACCTCCAGCGGAAGTAATAGACATAGCATCCCAAACAGTAGTACCCGAAGTACTATACGATACACCGACAATACTACGAGTGCAGTAGATAACATATCCCTCTCCATGAGGAAGTACCATTACAATCCGGCCTAGAACACCTAGGAAGGTTGCATTACCTACCATATTCTCAATAGAAGGTGTGAAGTCCGTTAAGTCAAAAGCACTAGACCAAGCAATAGAATTCTCAGAATCCCAAAAACAGAGTCTGCCATTGCCACGGAATATTCCCATCTGTCCTGCCATATTGAGGAAAGAAGGAACGAATTCAGTAAGTACTAGGGCATCAGAAATCTTGATAACCTTAGCATATCCTTGACGATATATATATAGATTGTTCTCAATGACACACCAAGTATATTGCCTATAGATTTGAGAAGTAGTCCAGTCATCAGGAAGAGCCAATGCTAGAGTCCAGACAGTTGCTCCTGCTTTTGCAGTACGAATACCATCAGAACAGAATGCAATAAGCATGTTCTCATAGGTTTCAGATTGGAAGGTGATGATCTGATCACAAGGCTTAGGGAGAGCTTCTAACGTAAGCGCGGATTCAGTTCCAAAATAACTTCTGTAGCCATAGGAAGTGGGAAGGAAATTATATCCCTCATATGGAAGGATTGGCCCACCCTCATCAGGAGTATCTTCCTTAGCTGTGTAGTGCAGAGTATTAGGAAAAGCATTAGGATCAATAGGGAGATAGCTTTGAGTAAGATCTATCTTCTTAACAATTTGGGCCATTTCTTTACCTCTTAAAATTAACGTTTAACATACTGAGTTTGCAAGGCAAGGCCAGCCCATTTATCTATTAGCTGGCAGTAGAGATAACCTGCAACTGCATAAGAGATTACTGTAAAGGAAGCCGCCGTGGGAGCTACTGTTACACGAGTTCCTTTTTGAACGAATACAGTATCTGCTTGTATAGCTCCATCTACGCCTATAATAGCAGTTCCACCGAAGCAAACTAGACAATCTTCCGTAGCTGTAAAACTGATGATTTCACAATCTGCTGGAATTGCTACTGATACTGAGACAGTAACATCAAAGGCTTTACGAATAAATGCAATAGGACGAATGACATCAAAGGGAATAGCAATGCCATCTGGAGTAGAAAGAGGATAACGCTGAGTTGTAGAAGACATTTCAATTCCTTTTAATAGATAAGAAAAAACCCCTCCCGTAGGAGAGGTTCTCTTTATTACCGAAGTTACTTAGCTTCAGCAACCACAGGTTGGCGAGCAATGCAAGAAGGAGCTACTGCTGCATAAGGACTGGCGCAGAGAACAGCGAGGGCATCTTCCATCTTACCCATTCCACTAAATGAACGGGCGGTTTCACGAATATTACATTCAGTAGATTCCCAGGAAGAGCCAACTCCAATATTAAAGAAAGGATTACCACCACCTAGCTGAGAAGTTCCCATACAAGGAGCTGAAGGATACAAGGAACCTAGGCCGAGAGCAGCTACCTGAGCAGGATAGTTCACAGCAAAATTAACACCAGAAGAAGAGCCTCCACTTTGAGCTAGTGAAGTTCCACCTGCGGCATAAGCAGAAGAGTTGTTAGCGTTAGCATTCCTATTGTCGTTAACATTAGCGGAAGCAACAAAAGCAGCTGCACTACTCCTAACGTCGTTATCAATCCGATTGCTAATAGAATTAGCATTAAGATTAGTATTAGAAGAGGAGGAAAGAGAGGGAGGGTTATCATTACCGATACCTACTGCGAGAGCAGAGAAAGAACAGGATAGTAGAAGTAGGGCTGCAAATTTCTTCATGGTGATTCTCCTAACTTAGGTTTAGTGGTACTGCTGGGATTAGCCTTTTCAGGCTGGATAAACGAATTGTTTTCTACTCTATCTGCTTCATGATTTACGTCTGTGAAGTTACAAAAGCCTAGACATTGTAGAGAAATTGTTTCATGTTTAGAAACTCCTGCACAGCCTCCAAGAGTTATGAGGATAAGGAGGAAAGAGATAGGAAATATCATGGTAGTCTAGCTAAGAAAGCAGACATTTGCGTGTAATCAATTACAAACCTAGGAGAAGCTGTTGCTGCAATAAGTCCCCATAGTTCTAAATAGTCTGTAGTACCATTCATATAAACTAAAGTAGAAACAGTAGGAATCTGTTCTCCGCCATTTATATTTCCAGATATTAACCAAGCACCATTCTTATGGATAGCTACTTCAATAGCACTTACTGTAGTACCTCTTCCACATAAAGAACCATTAACTTGATAATAACCAGCTACCTGTGGAGTGAATCTATTATTAGTTGTATTAAAAGCATTATTTGTATCGAATAGTTCTGAATTAAGAGCTACCTTAGTAAATACTCCAGAGGTGACTGATTGATCAGAAGTAGCTCTCTTAGCAGAAAAAGCTGGGCCAGGAGAAGGAGCAGGTACATTAAGATTATATCCATTAATACCAGTGATAAGCTTAGTAGTCTGGTTAATTTCTAGAGCAGCTTCTGCTGCATTGCCAATAGTGACTTTAAGCCCGTCACTTGAGGCTTTGATTTTAGCTGTCATGTTAGTATCCCATCGCTATGTACGAAAGTTGTAGTTGCCCTTGATACACGCCATAAGGATTTACTTTAATCGCTCGGCAGCTAAATCCTGAGGTGGTTACGGAAAACGCACCTAGTAAAACACCCTCACCACCAACAGCTATTTCTGAGTTAGTAAGCACTAAAGAGGATACTGAAGTAGGAAAAGCACCCCCTATAAAGGTGATAGCTGCTGTTCCTGTAGCATCAAAGGTAACAGTGGCGCGGGCGCACTTAATAACGGTTCCCGCTGATGCCGTATCATTAGCCCCTATAGCTCCATTCTGCGGAAATACCACCTTCCCAGTAGCATCCACAGTCATAATGTCCTGCCCACTCTCACGGGCCAGCTTCATCGTCCCATTGTCAGCTTCTGCTGTTAGGACGAAATTATTAGCAGGAGTTACACTAAGTCCGAGGCGATGTTTGATTGCTCTGATAATAGACATTATGCGGCCCTCACACTATTAGGCTGGCATTGAGATACGCCGGTATCTCCACTAATCTTAGTTGTCATTAAACTATGCTCCATTCAGTACCAGCAGAGAGAGTAACCTCAAAGCCATTATCAACAATAACTGGTCCAGCTGAGAGTCCATTTGTTCCAGATGCTAATGTGAGATTCTCTGCAATATGCTGACTATTATAGAAGATAGCTTTAACAGCAGCACTACCTAGCATCTGTCCGCTACCACTACTTCCTGAGGTGAAGAATCTGAAAGTAGCAACTGCTCCTACATCAGCATCCATGATAAGTTCAAATGAGTCATGGCTATTACTAACAACACGAGCCACTAGTTCTATTACATCATTAACATGGAAAGCTGCGGTGAGAGGACCTGAGATAGAGATGAAAGAATCAAAGTTAGCTGGGATTTGCTGAGAGACTACTTGAGGATTTACTACTCCATTAACTCGAAGACCTAGTTCTATGACACCAGTTCTTGTAGTAGCATTCACAAGAGGAACACTAATTAGTTCAGTGGCTGTATTAGCAAGCACATCTACAGTTAGAAGAACATCAAGATCGAGGTCTACCCATCCTGCGGATATAGGTGCTCCTGCTACTTTAATTGTAACTGGAGTGGTCTTAGTATCCTGGACTGAATAAGCGGAAGGAGCCGGAGCCTGATAACCAATCTGAGCACCACCAAAGGAGTCTACTCCAGCAATAATTAAGGAAGAACCAAGTTGAGGAGCTGGGAGAGTTAAGATAAGATTGTCGGAATCTAGTACTGTGTAAGGAGAACGAACAATGAAACCCTCAGGAGAGTTGATTTCTAATGCATCACTACCTGGTGTGCCTGGGTCTGGGATCATAGCAATAGTAGCAATAGCAGAATTAGCACCCTCAAAGTTGAGAGGACCAATCATTGTATCACCAGCTTTACTTACTTTAGAGGTATCGCTAGGGTGAATATGATCTCCACGGCTATATTCTACATCATCACCTGCACTGGCCGTTCCATCCATGATAGGAAGGGTATCAGAAGGAAGAACAGAGGAAGCACCTATGGAGTGGGAGAAGTCTATGTTGACCCTAGTAAAGTCTGCAGGAGGTGTACCACCACCAGAAACATAAGCCACAGGTATAGTGTAATACTGTGGTGAGCCACCTGAGGTAACTATAGGACCAGTTATTTCATACTGAACTGTATCACTAGGATTATCTTCTAAGGAGCTTATTAACTGATCTCCAGCAATTAAATTATCAAGCTTGTCCTGAGCAACAGAATCAGCATCAATTACAGTAGCCCAAATAGTATTAACTAATAGTGGGTCTGTATTATTACGCTTACAGGAACCAGCATTTAGTGGTAATGATGTACTACCTAGGAATTTCCAAACACCTGAATAGATCTCAGTAGTTGTTCTAGCAAACCAGCCTCTTTCCCCATTAGCATCAGTACCATAAGATTGATTAGGACCAGGAGCAATCTTATCATTTACGAAAGAAGCTATGACATTCTCAACTCCTAGAGCACCAACTGTATTAATAGAACCAATACCTATTACATTGCGAGAGTTCCAATCAGCATCACCATCTGTGGAGGAAGTCTTAATTAAAAATTGTCCTGCTGTACCACCATCAGGTAAGCTTCCTCCGGAAGTAGCAGGGTGAACGTGATCTCCCCGGCTTACATTAGTAGAAATACCAGGAGAGCCTGCACCAGAATCGGGAGCCGGAGTAGAGTCATAGAATGGAATGTTAGTAGCCCCACCCATGTAGATACCACCAGGAGTTAGGCCATCACCACCATAGTAATCATTCTCATCAGTATCAAAGAGGAGTTCTCCCTGAGCAGGAGTGAGAAGCAAGCGTTCAGCTGAGGTAAGACGTGGAACTTTCCAAATAGCCATTATACTCTTGTGCCTCCATCATTAAATCCATCTGGGTTCATTCTACTGCCACCATCTAAGATACCACCAGTGCCAGTATATACATCACCGCCACCGCCTCCTGTACCGTCTGCTCCCTTCTGAGCTACTAAATCCCAAGGATTAGCGGGAGGAGCAATTCCTATTACATCAGCAGTAGTTACATAAGAAGAGCCTAGATAGTAAACTACATCATCTTTTATATATTGAGTAAGGGGATTATAGGGACCTCTCCATACTAGCCCTTCTTCACCTTTCTCTCCTTGGATGCCTTGAGGACCCGCTGGACCTTCTGGACCGGGAACAGTAGAGTCTGCACCAGCAGGACCTTGTGGGCCAGCAGGTCCAGTGTCACCAGTATCTCCTTTAGGACCAGGAGGACCCATAGGACCAGGCTCTCCAGTCCCAGTAGGAGGAGCTGGGTCAAACCAACCAGTATCATTAAAGGCGCTCATTCTTATGCCTCCTTACGGAAAGGAGATATCCCGGACAAAGTTATCGAAGACTTCTTTAGCTAGGCCAGCATGAATTTGGAACGAAGAATCATCACCAATCTGCTTAAAGATAATACTAGCCGCACGATCAATAATAGAAGATGGAATAGCATCGAACATCCAATCTGTTTGAGTACCTGAGAGGACAGCAGGAAACTGGTAATATAGGACATCTAAAATAGTATCACTAGCTTGGAGAATGTATGTGAGATCAGTTCCTGCAACATAGTACTTATTAACCTGCGTAATACCATCAGGAGCGAAGAGGTTGGAAGGATCTATTTTAGATAGAGGAATAAGATTGTTACGGGCTTTGACGACATGAAAGACCCGGAAGCGGACAAGAGAAGATAGAGAAACAGTACCAGCAAGAACGTCAGCAGGAATTGCAATAGTTGTTTCAGCACGATCTGCTTCAAAACGGGAGTTAGTATGGAAAAAGGAGAGAGCCGCATTCACAGCCCTCTCCGTCTCAGCTTTCTTATCAGGTCGTTTCGTTATGTCGATGACAGCCTGTACAATTTCCTGGAAGTTCATCGTAATTCCTTAGGTAGGAAGAGCAGCAATAGCAGCAGTAAGAATGCCAGCAGCAGCTAGGTCAGCCAGGAAAGCATCTTCTTCTGCATTAGCAGGAGTATAGACACCGAAGGAATCAGGCCGGATAATGTTACATTGAAATTGATAACCCTTACGAGAATTATCTACAGCAGTGTAAGTATTATTAACGGGAACGAAGGTTGGAGTCATGAAAGCTTTTTGAGCAGCAGAAGGATCACGATCTGCTTCCATTGTGGTATCCCTCTTAAGGTACTGGAGAGAATTGATACCATTGTTAGGAAGAGTAAGGTTAGCTGCATCAACAGTAGTAATTGCGTAAGGCTCTGCCTCAGGAGGAGCTTCACCTTCTTCAGTAAGAACTTCATCAGTTCCTAGAAACTCATCTAGGGGAATATCTACTTCAGTAGAGGCAGCCAGTTTTTTAGCTTCGAGGGTTTCGGAAAGAGTAGGCATTGTAAACCTTTCTAACAAATAAAATCCTCCTCCTTGTTTAAGGGAGGAGGTCTGCTATCGCAGAGGAGGAGACACTTAGAAAAGATTAAGCAGCAGCCGTCAGACCCGTAATGTAAGCACAGCTATACGGATTGATGAGTTCGACTGCCAGCTCTGTGGTGAGAGAACCACCAACACCGTCGATACCGCTTTCCAGAATCTTACCATTACTACCGTACTCTTCCGGCTTGGTATCACGACCATTCATGTAAGCCAGCTTGAGAGCAGGCATGTCCATAACCAGAGCAGAACCGACTTGTCCGAGTCCATTCATGAGAGGATGCTCGATCAGGTTAACAGTGCCCTTGTAGAACTTGAACTTCGTGAAGTGCATACCGAAGCTAGTCTCGTTCTGGGTAATCTGAACTTGACCAGACTTAACACCGATAGCGTTGATAACACGAATGGCAGTAGCATCACCAAACAGAACACGCTCTTTCGGATTAGCCATATCCGTAGAATACTGGAAGGCCGGTTCGAGAAGCTGAACGAGTTGGTCATAGGTAGTAGTAGAAGCAGCTGCATTAGTATTACCCGGAGCATACTGTTCCATAGCATCAATGACACCTTGCGTGGCATGAAGCGGCTGACCACCAGGACCAACAGCAGGAGCTACTGGCTGACCCCAGATAATAGCAGACTCGATATCAACCGAGTGGAACATGCTACAATCTTTACGAGATTCTGCAACGTTGCTGTAGCCCATTTCGGCCAGAGAAGCACGAGCAGTATCAGTAAGACCCCAAGCATTACGGAAAATCTGCGTATAGTTCGGCACGTAGGTAGTAGCGAGCTGACGAGCAGACGGACGGTTAGAACCTTCTTCAAACGCCGTACCAACTTGGAAGATAATAGCATCATCTGCGATAACAGCTACAGCAGCAGTACGACCAAAGCCACGAGCTACAGTAATCTGAGTAGCACTATTGATAGCAGTAATACGCACATTCTCACGAACTGACGGGAAGAAGAGAACCATACCAACAGTCATGCCAGCACTAGAAGCCACATCCAACGTAGTAGTAGCAGCAGATGCAATAGCAGTAGTGATAGAAGTCTTAACGAAAGTCATCACCTTGCTGAAGTAGCCGTGGGTAGAAGCTTTAGCCGAGGACTTGCCAGACTGCGAGGAGAGAGCAAACATCGGAGCAGAACCATTCGGGAAGAGACGAAGAATCGTCCCTGCGAACGACCGCATATTAAGTTCTGCGGGGTTCTTGCCTGTGTTAAATACACCAGTAATGAGGGCCATAGTAGTTCCTTAAAAGTTAACCATTCATGTATTTAGACCAATCCATCTCTTCAGGCTTACCTTTAGAAGATTCGTTGGCAGGAGAGGAGGGATTCAGAGCAGAAGCAATATCTGTCACATACTGTTTAGCAGCCTTCGCAATTTCCTGAGGTGAAGCATCAGGATTAGCCCTAGCAAACTGGCTAGCGATGCGATTAAGTTCTGACTTGATAACAGGATGATCGAAGTTAGGAGCGTCAGACATAGCTTGAGTAGTTAGCTCAGTCTTAACTCCTTTGTTGATACTCTTCATATCAAACTCTGAACGTTGTTTGATAAACGTGTCTGTTAAGGAAGTACCATGATTGATAGCTGCCTTGTATGCGTTTTGAGAAGTGGACTGAATAACACTTAGGAGCGCTTTAGCATCGCCATTAAGAGCTTTTTGCATCATTTCTTGATCTACACCATTAGTAAAGTCCATCTTAGAAGAGACTTCATCGACTACTTTACTATCCAACTTAAACTCAGGAGCTTGGATATCTGAGTTCTTAGCTGCATTCTCGAACATCTTAGCATAAGAATCGAGTGGATTCTCTGGAAGTTCTGCCGTGCCCGGCATCTTACCATCCTTATTAGTAGTAGTAGGACTGGAAGAAAGATCATCCTTACCAGCCTTATTTGAATCAGAAGAACCGGATGCACCGTCTTGGCTGCCGTCCTGAGAAGTTTTGAAGAAGTCCATAATGCCCATGATAAAGCTCCTATTCTGCAAAGCAGAGTGTTAAGTTTTTGAGATTGAGAGAAGTGTTGCTATTACTGCAAGTTTGCCAGATATATGATGGTGCCTGTTAGCGATATCTTTATCTGACATATCTAAAATACTCAAGGAGAGAAGATCTTTTGCATCCTCCGTTCCTAGAATACGAAGATATTTGATTACCACATCCTTATTGAAGATCTGAATAATTTCAAGTTCTTCAGCCTCATTAAGTTTAGCAAAAGGGATAATGTTATTTATACTCATGGTATGTTCCTCATTTTATCTTCGTTATCAATATTAGACCATACCCTCTTCTGAAGGCGGTGGAGGAGAAGCTTGTTGTGCAGCTTGAGCTTCCATTGTGAGAGCTTGCTGAGTATTCTGATTAGCTTGCTCGGCATTCGGTGTGTATTCTTCAAGACCTCGTACTCCCATAAGTTGTGCCATGTGACCAAACATACCAGGAAGCATACCACCGAAGGCTTGTTGAAGATACTGAGATTGTCCGATGATCTGCATGAGCTGCATGATATTCTCAGTACCAGCAAGTTTAGACTTAGGAGTATAGCCATCAGCAAGACGGAAACCTAGAACCTTCTCACGAATCTTAGCAATGTTAACACTTACAACTGCGCCAGTCTTCTGAGAGATGAGTTCAGCATCTTGACCATATTGGAAGATATTGAGTTTTAAGATCTCTTTGAGAGGCATAAAGACTTGGAACTCTAGTGTAAGAGCAGGCATACGGAGACGAGAGTCCGAGTTACCCATAGTATCTGTCCACTCCACAACACTCTTGTTACCCTTCTGGAATTGACCCTGCATAGGACCATTCAAGCCACTTAGCTCCTTGGCAAAAGAAGAGATCATCATACCATCTTGTAGAGCAGTTTCTGTTCCACGAGCATCAAAAGGAATCTGATGATAAGCATCTTGGATTCTACGAGAAGTATCAAGACGGTTAGATTTTACTGGAATCTTAGCTGCGGGTACAGGAGCATTAATGTCAGTAGCATTGATAAGATCTGGATCAAACAAGGCTCTATCTGAGACAGCTCGTCTAGCAGAGTTGAACCTAATGTTGAAGAGAGTCTTTGCAGCTTCTTGGAAAGGAATGTTGCTTTCAGCAATACTTTGAGTTTGATATCCGAGACCGTCTTCATGAGGTTGTCCAAAGAGAATAGGGAGATAGTCATAAGCAGAGATGATGCGCTTAGCCTGGACTAGGATAGTCTGATTGACATAGACAAGCTTCCAAATCTGCGGAGTCTTTTGCATTGGACCTTGTAATTGGAATTCTTTAGGAACAATGCGAGCGTACAGAGTAATGACTTCGAAGTTATCACCACCATCTGTAGTGGCTTTCGTATCAGCTGTGCCAGTAATATACTCATACCAGTTAATACCAGTAGTAGGCTTACGAGCAGTTACGTAGTTAGAAACCTGGGGATGCGTACGATAAGCACTATCACCTACTGTGGAATCGAGAGCTTCTCGGATGTTGAAAGCTTCATTGTCATTGGCTAGACGATTCAACATCCTTTTCAGTTTGGTTCTACTTTTAATTTCAATGAAGCCAGCATAGTCACCTTCTTGGGCTACATCACCAGGAGAGACTGTTTTATCCCAGATACTATTGTAAGGGTCGAGGCGCTTGAGTTTAGTGTAGCTTTTATTATCCCGCTGAAGCTTTCTCTCACCTGGGTTAGTGAGAAGATCAATCTGTGAATACTGTTCAATAGCACTCCAGTCTGCCTCAATAGCAGCTAGGTTGTACTTAACACCATCTTTGAAGAACATAAGGAGTTGACGAGCATAGCCACCAATGGTAGCATGATCATCAATCATAGTCTCGAGTTGCTCAGCTTCTTTCTTGTCAACAGGAGATGAGACAACTGGGAAGATTGGGTAACCTGAGAGGAAGACATCGGCGAGGTAAGCAACCATACTGTCAACTTGAGATACTACAATTGGAGGCGTAGTGGAGGGCATATTGACAACGCCGACAGGTTGAGTAGCTGCATCAATACCTTCTCCCCTAGCAATGCCAGTAGTAGGGTCGATATTCTCTATGAAGCGAGCGTAGGCTTTATCTACAATCTCCATCTTGTTGTAATAGTCTTCATAACGATTGTGCTCATCCAGAACTCTTTCGAGATAGGAGAGGAGAAGTTCTTGGGAATCCTGAGAAGGGATAACTTGCTTATCTCCCTTGTTAGGAACTGCTGTAGGAACGGCCATGATTGTGATTCCTTTTCTGAAGAATATAGTCTTTAAATCTTTATAGCTTTAATAAGTGGAGATAAAAACTATGTTGCAAATTAAAAGATATTGGCCGAAGGCCATGTTGCATGATTGCTCGCTTCGCGAGATTAGAAGGGTGCTTCGTAGTTATCAAGAACTGTACAACTTCCATTAATGGTGAAAGATTCTTTTAAGGGAACTATGAGATGCCAGAACTCGTTGCGTATATCTTGAACATAAGCTATTGCATCCATCAAGTCATCCTTGTTATCCTTCTTTCCTATCTTATAGAGAGAAGCTTGCCAAGTGAAGTCTCTTCGTGTAGCAGGATCAGCAATGAAGAAGTTGAGTTGATAGAGTTCAGAGATGTACTGGCGCATTCGAGATTCTTTAGAACGGCCATGGGGATGTAGTTCTACTACGGTTATGTGCGTTATGTTTCTAAGACGGAGGAAGTAGTTAATCCAGAAGGCTAGTGTTTGCTGGTAAGCTACAGCTTCTACACCTATAAGGGTGCAGTTAAACTGAAGAGCCATAGATATAGCACGCTTGATGATCTCTTCTGGATCTTTGAGAGTCTTATCTGTACAGACTGTGTAAGCTTCATTACCATGCTTTAGGTGAGCAGCAATTACGTTATCATCACTATTCTGACGGAAGCCTGCTGGGTCAATGGTTAGGAAACCACCATCATTATTCTCTATGAGGTCTTCAACTTCGAAGGGAGAAGAAGGGAGAGCAGAAGGGAATATGGAAAGAGAAGAAGAACGTGGATCGTTCATTACTTCAGCAAACCAAATATCTGCTAGTCCTAGATCACTGTCGTGATAGTAGGATTCCATGAGTTCTTCCAAACTAAATAATTGAGGCCATAGAGGTTTTCCGTCTGAAAGGATAGCCCCTGTTACCATACTTACCCAGCTTTTACTCTTTCTAAATTTATTGAGGATACAATCCTCTGAGTACATATTACCAACGTAAATTATAAGTCTGTTGCCTTTGGGAGCAATAGCTTTGAAGATAGTACCAACGAGTTCCTTCAGAAGCGTGAGGCGCTCTGTGAGACTTTCGTCATTCTTACGTGTTTGTACGTCGTCACAGAAGATAATGTCTGGACGTTCGTTCTGTAAGTTAATTCCTCGTACTCCAGCGGCCCAACCTCGTGCAACCATGCTAACACTTCTCTTGTGGAAGGCTGCCTTCTTAGTATCTGCGGAGTCGATAGCAAGAGATTCACTCCAGTTACCATAAATCTGGGTTAAGTTGGGAGAAGAGAGGATATCATGGATGTCTGCTAGGAGATTTTCTGCTAGGTCTTGGTTGGAACAGACTATTAGAATGAAAGAAGCTTTATCATAGACAACTAACCAGCAGATTAGGATCTTAATGAATGTAGTTTTAGCGTGTCCACGAGGAAGTCCGAGGGCAAAACGCATTAACTTGCCCCAATCCTCTACTGGACGGTTAGCAAGAAGTGCAAAGATAGCTACATAGAAGGGAGGAAGAGAAAATGAGCAGACAGTAGGCATGCAAAGAGAGGCGAAGAAGTTAATATCCTTCTCACCCCTCTGGTAAACCTGTAGAAGTTCTGCATTAACAGTCTCTACTTCATCAGGAATGTCATAAGATAGCGAAACATCAGTATCGCTCATATTTCTACCTCTTCTTTCTGACGTTTTTTAGCTAGGACTTCAGAAAGTGAGGGTCGTTCTACTAATTGAGGTGCATTTTCAGCAGCCTTAGCTCTCATATTCTCGAAAAGAGAGGTGACACCAGTAGAAGAAAGAGGCGCGAGGTTCTGATTATCAATGGAAATGACTTCACGCTCTTGAGAAATGTAATATTCTGGGAGAGCATGGATAGGAAGAGAGATTTGTACGATTTGTTGAGCTACTATATTCGTAGTAGTAGCAGTTCCGTTCATGCTGGCAGCTTTATTCCTTAGAAGCTGTCTCTCTGAGACAACCTTTAGGGCATTAGTAACATCACGAAGCTCTGCTGAAGGGGCCATATCAAGAATTTGGTTGATAAGGAGGTGTTCAGCTGAGAGATATTTAGCGGCAATAGCCATATCTTCTGCATCCTGCTTCTCTGCATCTACTTTCTTATCTGCTAGGATGAGCTTAAACTCTTCTGTAGTAGCGATTTGAGAAATGCGTGCAGGAGAAATGCCCACAATAGAAGAGATCTGCGCGGCTCGTAGGCCCGAAGACATTAGGGTAGCAATTCGAGTTAGCATGTTATTCGACATTTTTTATTTCTCCTAGGAAAAGAGGAGAGGAAGAGTATGTAGGGAGTATAGGCGAGGAAGGAATGAAAAGGAAGGGAAGTTTGTAAAAATTGAAAAGAGAAGGGAATAGAAGAAGTTGAAAAAAGTTTAGGAATTTTGTTGAGAGCCTATTGATATAGCCTGGCCCCCCTGATCTTAAAAAAAGCCTCCTCCCCCCATCTTTTCCTTGTCTTTTTCTAGGCGTAAAAAAACCCCCGTAGAATCACGGGGGCTAGGCTGGAAGCCTCTTACGAGGCTAGGTTATATCTTACATATCATCGGCTGCGTCGATAGCCTCACAGCACTCCTCAAGGGCTTTCATCGGACGTTCAAAGCGAGTAACTTGCGCCTCATTGAGAGATTCTGCGAAGTCTTGCAAGTAGATCATAAACTTTTGCTTACGATCAGCAGACTGTAGCTTCAGGCCGCCACGGTTAGCAGCAAGATCATAGACAGCAGCCTGCACAGTCTCTTTCTTGCCAGTAGAAGGGAGCCACGCCTTGAAAGCGGCCAGCATCTCACGGACAGCGGCCAGTGCATCGCCACGGTTAGCACCCCCACCTTCTAGCAGTTCCTCAAGAGTCGAAGCGATAGAAGCCCCATCCTTGAGCGTAGCAGTACCGGGCTTCAGCTTGTTACGTGCAGCAGCCTTAACAGCAGCCAGCACAGCGTCAAAAGCGTATTGTGCCTTGCTATCCTCATAGACTGGGAAGCCCTCATCATCATCCTTCTGAGGTTCGATAGAGAAGCCCAGATCAGACAGCAGCGGGTAGAACACTTCAATTTCCCCTTGCTTAACATACTGCACGACGCCCTTAACTTCTTCTTTCTTAGACACTTCCATTTTGTACGATTTCATTTGTGAGACTCCTAGCTAGTTAGACTTCAGAATGTACCGTTTTGTGACGGTAGGGCTATTTTACTTTTTCCATGTGGCAATGTCAATACTTTTTTCATTTCTTTTCTAGTATTTTTCTATCCTTCTATCCAATCTATTTATAGTCTATTTTCCCACCTTCTACGCTTCTATGCTTCTAGCCCTTGGCGAAGCCTTGCCTTGCCTTGCTAGTCCTTCCCTTGTCCCGCTTCGCACATAATACAAACCTTACTTAGAATAACAAATTCGGGTTGGCAATAATGGGACTGGAATAAATCGCCAAAACCCTTATTCTGGATAGCGTCCGGTCGCAACCCCGCATCGGGAAATCGCCATTCCTTATAAGCTATTAGTCTATAGTATGTATATGGATATATTATATACCCACATAGTTTTTTCTCTAAAATTTTGATAGGGGTCTATATAAGGACGTTCCCAGACTAAATAGACTAAACACCTTCTATAGAAAAAGCGATGCACAAAATACACCCCGACGGCACGCACTTAGAATTAAGGGTTTTAACGACTTTCCATAGTCCCTAAATTTTCATTTCCCTACCTTCATTATCTTAACCTTAACCTTCTGCTTTGTATCATATCCTAATTCTATATGTCTTAAACTTCCCACATAACCTATAATAAAACTCCTTAAACTATATCTTGCTTCCCTAGTATCTATTCTAAGATACCAATCCAGGATTTGACTCTTTATATCTTCCTTCATAGCATCCAGGCTAATATAATCTTTACTCTTCATACTCTCTTCATCTATATCATCATCTAAGTTATCAATATTAGCTAGTTCTCTAATCTTTCTATCCATATCATCTGCTATATCATCAAACATAATAATTCTCCAAATAGAATATGATAAAATCCCGTTTTCGGGTAGGGAAAACCAAAATATCACCGCTAAACCATTGATTCCATTGAATTTTTCAATTTTATTGACTTTTCAATTTCCGCATGGTAAAATCGGGTTTCCTAAATAGAACTTATTAAGTGTAGTATAAACAATGTCCTACGGACATAGAAAGAGAGTCTAAATGTTACATTATAAACAGGTTGGAAAAGAGTATAATCGTAGATATTCTAACTTCATTGTTTCCCTATCAACAGAGTATTACTCTGCAATGGTAGATTATCTATATGATAATGAAGTATGGTCTGATTTCGATTCTACTAGTCTAGTAGTATTTGGCTACGGCTATATCTAATCTTCTCTCAGGAGTCTAAATAAAATGTCCTTGTTTAATCAAGTTAATACAGTAGAAGATGAAATCCTCCTTTTCTCTAACATCTTCTGGAAGAAATACTCTGAGCATCTACTAGATGATATAGGAGAACTCCCACCTATTAAGATGGTATGGAAGAAATCAGGAGTAGCAGGTTTTGCCTATTACAAAGGAATAGTAGAATTCAATGTTCCTTATTTCCTCTCCCATACTAATCAGGAAGAACTGGAAGAACTAATAGCCCATGAGTTAGCTCATATTATTCAGTATAGAATTTACCCAAAGGCTAAACAAGCGCATGGCCCTGAGTTTCGCTACATAATGAATTGCATAGGACTAGCAGGAAGAACATATCATTATATGTCTGTAAGTAAAGCAAAGAGCGTAGTAGATAATAAGTCTGCTATTCTTAATGAAGTCGAAATCTGAGCTTTTTTAATATCATAGAAAGAGAGTCTAAAATGCTTATTCCACGTTGTATCTATTCCGTAGAATTTGTCCGTATTCAGAATGAAGCGCATATTCAATATACGTTCTTCTCCTGTCTTAAAGTCATATCGTCTAAAGTATCTTTCTATCTCTAAGGAGTCTAAAATGAAACATTCTGTATCATCAGCCTTCCATCTGACTTCTTCTACTTCTATAACCTGTCCCGTGACGGGAATAGCTATGGAAGTTAATATTCCTAATATGGGAATAGACTTTACCTTCTACTCTCCTTTCGTGAAGTTTGCTAATATTCAGAAGTTAGCAGAACAGCCTACACAGAAGTTAAAAGAACTTCCTTCTTCTATCCTCTCAGGAATACTACTAGGAACTCTTCATCATTATGGTATGGCAGAGAGCCATGAGATAGAAGCTTGGGAAGCTAATATCTACATTCAGAATTGCTCTAAGCATGAGATAATCTCTGCTATTCGCTTCCTGTCTAATATTCCTTCTTCTTCACGAGAGATTCTACCTTCCCTATCTCTACACTCTTTTAAGGAGACTGTCCAATATTCTTCTGGAAATAATATTATCAATACCTACATTAAGACCTGTAGGGATATTATCAATCCGCCAGCAGATGAGAATGTCTCTATTCTATCCTCTTCTTCAGATTCTGGGGTCAAAAAGACTAAAGAGATCAAGAAGTATAAGAAGCTATCCTCTGAAGAGCGTACTAAGATCAAAGAGCTAATTGCTGAAATCTCTACTGATGTTCTCGCTACTTCTAAGCTGATTAACATCCTGAAGATCATGGCT